TATAATATGTTAAGTCACCAGAATCAACTTTAGATAATGTTGCAGTCGAAGTTGTTAATGTTTTTGCTTTACGTGTCGCTGTTTTCTGTACATATGATACTACTTCATATGTTGTACCATTTGATAAACCAGTGATTTGTACATCACGCCCACCATTTGTAGGTGTTTGTACAGTATGTGACACATTTGCATCAGTTGAACTTGAAACAATCCAACTAGTTGTGTCAGTATACGATTGACCAGCACTAAGTGTACTTAAGTTGATTGCACCACCCGAAGCAGTTAATCCACTCTCATGTACTTGTTTTACTAATATGATGTCAGAGAATGACTCAGGTCGTGCGTGACTAGTCGGGAACAATAAGTCGTTATCTTCAGCACCATAAACTTGAGTAACACCACCTTCTTGCACAATACTAAAGCAATCTGTTGTGCCAGTACCAATACTCTTAACATTACTTAAACTTTCTGCGTCGTCAACTTTCATATCAAACACATATACTTTTACGTTAGTACCATCTTTCTCTACTGCTCGTATACGTGCAGAACCAAGTGAACTACCAGTACCACCAAAGTCGTCATATAAAGTAACTGCGCTTGCATCAAGATTAGGTAAACCTGCTCCTGAATCAGCAATAAAGTAGTTGCCGTACACACAAGGGATTGTATCGTTTTCGATAGTTGCAGTCTCTTGAGGTCTTGGTACTATTAACTTGGTTGCAGTTGTCTTCTCTACACGATGCCCATTGACATATGCCAAACCAGGAGATACAACTACTTCTAGTGATGAATCACCAGCAGTTCTATCATCGACATGCATGATGAATGGATTAACAACATAATCACCAGATTCTTCTTTTGTTCTTTGTGTTAATACTTCTTCTATTTTATTGTAAGCATCAACTTCTTGAATCTCTTCAACGATTTTAGCATTTTCGACGTTCGCAAGAAATACAAATGTTTCATCACTGTCTACTTGGTCTTGAGTCGTTAGTATTAAACGTATACGATATCTGTCAGCACCAGGAGATGCAGTATTAGTAACACCACCAGCATTATCATATAAGTCATTTGTATCGTTTACTGTAACGATATCTTGTACAACTTTAAAACCAACTACAGTATTAACGTCTACATTATTATATGGATTTAAGATAATAGATTGTTCATCAGTCTTAACGAAGTGCCCTAAAACAAAGAAAACACCTTCACCTACTGTGAACTTAACTGCTCGACCAGTTGCGTTAGGAATATCTGTGACAAGTTCATACCCAGTACCTGATTGGTCATAGATAGTTTCTTGGTCACCGAAGACTACTGGTTCTGAAGCAAGTGTAGAGTTGCCACCGTCAATATATTGAATGTATAACGTGTTGTGTGTATAAGTTGTAAAGTCAGCAGGAACAACCTGAAGCACTTTTGCTTGAACATTAGTAAGAGGATTTTTAAAGATTGTGCCTACAGGAATGTCATCGAATGAACCACCTGCGTTTGTTGATGCAATCTTTACGAAGTCATAACCTGCGTTAATAACTTGCCCACCTGCTGATACTACTGCACCTTCTTTAAATACGTTACCACCAAAGTGCCCTAACTCTGCATATATCATTGACTGTAGTTGCGTCAACTCACGTGCCTGAAGAGCACGCCCACTGTTAAACAGCACTTGGTGATAGTGATTGTCTTCGTTAAAATCGTCGGCATATGTGCCCGATAATGTAGTAGAAGTATATTGATTTGCCATTTTTTATCCTAACTGTACAACTATGCGAATGTCTTCGGTTTGGTTAGATTCTCTAGTAACCTCAGCGTCTAAGTTATTTATGTATAATATATTACCCGAATATATGTCAATATCAGGGTCACTCAAAGACACCACGGTTGCTGTACCAGACTGCTCTGTAACTAGTTCATCACCTGCGCTTAATGCTGTGAAACCAGTTGTTTCATCTTGCACATAATATAGTGTGCTTCCGTCAACGTAAAATATTCGAGCAGATTTTGATGAGAATACATCACGTACTGTATCATTCTCTGCCCATGTGCCAGTAATACCAGTAAGTTCTGCACGTTTCAATGCGTTACCAGTATTGGCTGTGAAATCCGAATCATTAAATCCTTTAATGTTTTGCATAAGTGCAACCTGATAAAACTGATTCTGTGCTTGAATAGTATTATCTTCGTCGTTAATGAAATCAGTCTGCATCATTAATGCGTCACATTTTAATGTCTCAACAGGATCACTAGAAACACCAAGTTTCGGACCTATGATAGGTCGTAGTGATGCACCAGCACCAGTTCCTGGATCACTTACTGTGACTGTTGTATTGTAGTCATAACCTTGACCATGTGATAATAAACCCTCACCGTTCGAATCAAGATAGACTGCTGTGATTCTGCCGTCATCAACTTTGGCTTTAAATGAAGCACCACCACCAGTTGATGAAGTAAGAGAAATAGTAGGACCTGTATAGTTATAACCTGCACTATCGATTGCAAGCCCGATTATCTCACCAGCAACTGCACTGTCTTGTAAAAGTACTTGACGTGCTTCTTCTGGTATCAATGTCTGTGGATTTGTGATTTGTTGAACAGGAACCCAATCAGCAGTACGATATAATGAATATCCAAGATTACTTATTGAGTAAAGATAACGCCACAAATATCCATCATCTGTTTTAAATGTTTTTGCACTATTGTTTGCTAGTGCTGAAGATGGTTCTGTTAGTGAACCAACACCAACACCTGTCTCGTCTGTTCCTTGCTCTACACAAAGAAATACTTCATTAGATGAGTTAACAACATAAAAGTTTTCTTGGTCAGGAAGATTGTCATCATATGCATTATAAACAGTTGTTCCCACCCATGGGACATTAGGCACAACAAACGAGTTGTTTGATGTAATCTTAACTGATTGAATACGATGTCTTAACTTAGCCGCAAATGCATCAGAAGAAATAATCGCAGGTTCGACTAGTGATTCACTTCTCGCAAGTGCAATGTAGTATGTGTTTCCGTCACTGTCAACGTCTGCTTTAAAATCTTTTAGCAGTTGTTGTTTAAAGTTATTCGTAATCGATGATGACATTTTAATGCTCTCTTATTTTTTATCTATTTATAATGTATCTGTCAATACCGCACGTGCGTCAGATGCATCAGCATCATATATGATGATGTTGTTTCGTGTTGGGTTTAACACCGATGGTGTATTAGGTGTTGCGTTAATACGAATGTAATCGCCTGTGATAACAGAACCTGTAAAGCCTACAAGTGTAATAACACCGTTGTTTGCATTATAGTCGCCTATACTATCAAGAATAACATCTGCGGTTGCAACTTCAACAAGTTCAATCTTCGTACTACTTAGTTTATTTCGTAAGAAGCAAACTTTACCATTATATGAGAATGTGTCCGAAGTAATAACATAAGTATCATCAGATGGTGCTAAAATGCCTGAAGGATAATAAATGGTATATCCAGTCGTTCCCGAAACAGGAACTAAACGATACTGCATTGTAACATCTGCTCTACTTGATAATATTGAATCATCAGCACCATCAATCTGTGTTAGTAGATTTGAACGTCTAAATGCTTCATTGAATCCACCAGTGTTTTGGTCAAAATAATCTTGCATCGTATTCTTAACTAATGTTTCAATCGCAGATTGTGATTGAGATGTAAGATTAGGATTGAACTGGAAGTTCACATTTACTTTGAGATATGTTTCAACAGGATCGCTAAACTCAACATCAAATGATGCTACTGATAAATCTTTTGCTAGTTCTTTAATCGATGCTTTTGTATCTGTTTGTACGACTTCATCGTCAGTATTAAATACAATCGATAAGAATACTTTACCATATTCTGGAGGTAAGTTATCTTCACCACCCCATGCTTTGATGTCAGAAATAACATTAGAGAAGTTGCGTAGTGATAGCGAAGCATAATCTTCTGCCGTCACCATTCTATTCTGAGCCGCATACTGGTATGGTGCATTCTTACGAATAGAATCAAGACTCTCTTTTACTTGACCGCCCGATGATACTGATACTGTTGTAACGTTTACGATTAAACCTTGTACAGTATTCACTGGTGTAAATGTTCTTGCACCGTTTGCATCAGGACCTGATACTGTGTTATAATCTACTTCTATCTTATTACCTGAGATAGGTGATTGACCAAGACGTACACCATTACCGAACGTCAACTCGTAGTAACCATTAGGTGTTTCGTTTAAAACATAGATACGAGAAGATTCTGTAATCGTTGTCGTATCATTAATATTTGTGTAAAGGTTATAACTATTAGAACTAGCATTGTCATATACACGAACAACTACAGTATCTAGGTCGATATTCGATGCAGGAATAACATATGAATCATTCTCACTTGATGGACCCGCAATAAATGTTTTTGTTCTACTAGTACCTTCATAGATAGGAATATTACGATTTCCATTCAATGAAAAGTTATAAACGTTATTATCACCATTAGTAGCAACTACAGATTCACGCAATGTAAATGTATAACTCTTATTATCAACGGTTGTTGTGAATGAATAGCCTGCAGGAATCGTCATACTTGCTGGTGCTGATTCATTAGTAATACTAAGATTGACAACAGCAAACGATGCCTTACGTGAACCTACTGTATAACCTAAACCATTTGCTAAACCAACAATCGAAGAACGTAACTGAGCAGTACTTAAAAACGATTCGTTCAATGCGAAGTTAGCCAGTAATGCATTATAGTGTGTATTGTATGCCAGCACGTCGAGCAAGTTGGATAGACCCGACGCCTCAAAGTTATAGTCAGCAAACTCGGGTTGTTGTGCCAGATACAACTTTAGATTATTTTTTATTGTATTAAAGTCTAACTCTGTTGACTTAATCGTAGTTGCCATTTATTACTCCGTTTGCTTCTATTCGCCACTAAGTGATTGGTTAGGTATGATGAAGAAACCACCTGTTTCTGTAAAGATTTGGTTTTCATCAGGTACTGTTAAGATACCGCTTATATCTTCTGAGTCACGTAATAATATACCTTCTACATTACCAAGATACATTACATGAATCAAATCTGAATCAGGTTCTGTTAATATCGCTAAATCAGGTATTTCAATCGTATCTTGAGTTATGATACTACCGCCAATCGTTTGAATACGGTCTTCACGTTCAGTAAAGATGACATCAAAATATGTCGGTACTACTTCTGTAGTAGTAACAGGTAGTACTGGTATATCTGCAACAGATGATTGTGTAGCAGGTGTTAATGATACTTTTAATATATCAACGACATTTGTATTTACAACACGAAACTCAATCGACGCATCGACATAGTTATAGTCTGGTGTTGCTGATACGCTAATACCAACAATACGTGCTCTTGGCTCGAATCGTTCAATAGCATTTTTAATATCTTCAATGATTTCGTCGCCAACATCCTCAGTCATGTTTTCAAATAACAATGAGTTTAGATTAGCACCGAACTGAGGGCGATAAGGCTTTTCAAACTTACTCGTTAGTAGCAAGTTTTTAACTGCTTGTTTTACAGCCGCCGCATCTGTTTTTCTATAAACATCACCATCAGTAGACGTTCTCGCAGACAAAGACAAGTCAACGTCCGAGTATTTGCGTTCTTTAGTAACACGCAAACTCGTACTTAGATTGCCATCTTCTGTTGAAAATATCTTCGCCATGTTAAAACCTTTTCTCTTTATTTATATACTTTTACGCACCGCCAATGTCATCGACGTCCAATATTGTTGGTTCGAATGGTGGATCTTCAGGTTCTTCGGGAAGAATCTCAAGTAACTCATTCTTTGCTTGTAGTTCATTATTATAAGTTGTTTTTAAATCATAGTCAAATGAAACATCATATGTACTTGGTACTTTAGGCATCTCTAAAATGATTTGACAAGTCAAGTCGCCATTCGGATCATATGTGTCATAGTCTAAAGTAAGACTATCATAGTCAATGTAATCTTTCCAGAATACTGCTAAGTCAAATGTCTTTTCGGGATCAGTCTTACCATTCTTATCAATGAGTTGATATACAATAGCACGACCAGTACGACGTAAATCATTAATACTACCCGACGTTGGTGTTTCGCCAACATAAACAGGAACACGTGCAATCCATCCATCAGGACCTTTACCGTATGTTGCACCGTCATTCTGTCGTGCAATACGCTTTGCTTTTCCTTCGGATCCTGCAGGCAACTCTTGTATTTCAAACTTTGGATTTGGTTCGTATATTCCTTCTGATACAACTAATCTATGTTGAGAGAACTCGGGATTAGTTGTTACTGTTTGAATCACTTGCGCATGTAATACAAGATTACGTGCAATCTGTTTTCTATCAGCCTTACCAAAGAAACTATCTGCATATAACTTTTGAAACTGTGTACGAGAACCACGTGCACCTAAAAACTTTGCACACGTGATTCCAGGACCTAGTTTTGTTTCACTAGTAATAGGACCATTCAAGTCGGGATTGTATTGAGGGTCAACTAACTTAATCATTTTTTATTTACCTTAAATCGTTTACTACGATTGTCTGCTGGATTATTACCAAGCAGATTAATACCAAATCTCACTGTTCCTTTCTTATTAGCAGAACGCCCAATGTTGGGTGGTATGTTTTTCTTAAAGTCTCTATTAAGTTTACCTTCTGCGACAAGATAACTAGTGAGTGTGCTATTTGCAAAGTTTGCGGGATCACGTAGTTTAGAACGTATCTCATGAATATTTGGATCGAAGTTAAACAATCCTGCATACTCATCTGATTTCGATATCTTACTTTTCAGTTTAGGGTCAACTGCTACATTGCGAATACCATAGTTGCTTGATGCAAGTTGTAACTCAACAATAGCAGGATTAGGTAATGGTGCAGTTGCAGGAACAGGAATGAATGGCATTATACCGGGCTTAGGTATGCCAGGTATAGCAGTAACAGCCCCAACTTCTTTACCACATATCACAGACTTAGCCGCTGATACAGCAAATGATGCATTAGAAGCAAACATTGCATAGTCAGCATGAAGTGCTTCTGCGGCTTTACCGACGAGTGTTCCGTAAAATGTAGATAGATTAGTAAGACCTGCAGGAAAACCACCATATGACTTACCGTAGTAATCAACAGTAGGTCCGCCTATAGTACCTTTATGCCCAATCATACTTATGTGTCTTGCTGTGATATTAGCAGTAGATGAAGCCGCAACCCATTCATTAACAGCAGTTGTTGTTAGACTTCCACCTGTTAATATTTCTGTATTACCTTGAACTAACTGTGATAAGTCACCCGACACAATCACGTTGTTATCACTCAGTAATGTTTCTGTGTTGTTACCAATGACTTGAGAACCACGTGAACCACGTATAGTATAGTTCTGGTCACGATTAACTGTCTTGGTGTGTCTGCCTTTTATGTTCTCTACTTTGTCGCCTGCTACATTGAGATTGTAGTTACCTTCAACATCAAGATTAAGGTCACCACTAACTTGAAGATTGAGTGTACCCTTGTATATAAGATTGCCTGTTCCCTCAACAATAGTAGTTTGGTCACCGCCCGTAACTTCAATCTTCTGACTCTTCGATGATATTAAAACAGTACCATCTGCTCGTAGTTCTACACCCGCACCAGTACGATGCTTAAGTAATACTCTTTCACCGCCTGGAGTGTCATCTATTTCTATAACATGACCTGACGATGTTTCATTTACTTGAT